ATTGCGTGGCCTTTGCCTTCATTCGTGCCAGCCGCTCAAACGTGCGAAACGTGCGGGCAATGTTGGTTTCGTGTGATGGCGTGTACCGCTTGCCCTGGTAGAGATGGCGTGTCGGTTGAACGGTGCGGAGAATGCGCACTGCGCTGGTGTGGCCTTCGCTCATGCTGTTTCTCCTGTTGCTTTGGCGATGACTGCGCGGGCTCGCGTGGTTCGGCAAGATGCTTCTCCGCATTCACAGAGAAGGCCGTTGTCTTCAAGCATTCCGTAAAGCCCTTGGACGACTGACAGCAAATCAGGTGCTGATGCGATCAGGCAAGCGTTGGATCGACACTCGGCGTCTGACCTTTGCACGGCCAACACACCTTCAAATGAGTTAGCTACTCGCTGTTGCGATTTGTCGTAAATGGTGCTTCTGTCTCCACCACCGACATGCCACGGACCCGGTGTGAACTTGCTCATACGGTCGCTCCTTCCAACTGCCCAACCAGCTCATCCTCAAGCGAGTCGCGCTGATCGTTGGTAAACAACTCAGTCACATCAACCCCGCCAATCTCAACGCGCTCCCATGCGCAGAACGGAGGTTCTGGTGGGTCAATGTCGGTTGCCGCTTGTGCGTGAAAGAACTCCACGCCGATCACGGTGAGCGGTACGCCGCAATACACAAGATCGACGCTTTTGTGGGTGGTGCTGTAGGAGGTCATGCGGCCTCCGTTGCTTTGCGTGCAGCACGTTCAGCAGCGCGGCGCTCGGCCTCTTCGGTCTCGGCAACGTAGGCCCGCGACTCCAGCCACTTCAAAGCCTCTTCGTCGCTGCGGTAGAACATTTTTGCGGCCACAGGTGCGGCAAGCGTTCCAGCCAGCGACGTTTCGATGTTCTTCAACGCTGGCTCGGTTGTGCACACCTGAAGCCATCCGGCTATGCAATGTGTGGTCCCACACAACGTTTCTTCTGCGCATGTGCGCTCTTTCCAATCGTCGCTGCCGTGCCAGTGGCCCATGTTCAAGCGAGCGCGGTCATCAAGAACAATCTCGCGCACCTTGTCGAGGTTTTCGATTGCCTGCTGTGGCGTGGCGCGTGGCAACTGGTTGCCATCGGCACCGCTCAGGTTGGCACCGCGCAGGTCGGCATCGCTCAGGTCGGCATCGCGCAGGTAGGCACCGCGCAGGTCGGCATCGCGCAGGTCGGCATCGCGCAGGTAGGCACCGCGCAGGTAGGCACCGCGCAGGTCGGCATCGCTCAGGTAGGCATCGCGCAGGTCGGCATCGCGCAGGTCGGCATCGCGCAGGTCGGCATCGCGCAGGTCGGCACCGCGCAGGTCGGCACCGCGCAGGTAGGCACCGCGCAGGTAGGCACCGCGCAGGTAGGCACCGCTGGCGACCGCTTTCTCAAGCGCATGGCGAGTTGCCAAGCCGCTTTCAACATCGTCCGGCACGTCGCATTCAAAGAGCACCGCGTCTGTGTAGCGATGCTTGATCTGGTGTTTGGTCATCTCTCTGCTCCTGTTGGCGCTTCGGTGAAGCGATGGAGTTAATGTAGAGCGCGGCCAAAACATTTTCCAATTGGCATTTTTAATCGTGAAGCCAGTTTGTGATAGTTACGATTAATCACGCCGCGATGCATTGTGCAGTAGGCTATGCACATGGAAAAAATCATCTTGCCCAATGTCGAGCTTGAGCGCGTTGACGCAGAGCTTCAGATCACGCATCGACGAACAGGCATGACCACAAAGGTCAGCGCTGCTCAGCTTGATCGATGGAGCCTCCGACTGCTGCGTGACGAGCTTTCTGTGCCGTCCGCGCCAGTCAACACAGAGCCGACCGCCGCATGAACAAGCTCACCGTTAGCAACCCGCTGAAAGAAGCGCTCAAACAACTTGATGGACTCGACAGCATCGGCGGTCGTGGTGGCGATTGGCGCTATCGCGGATTTTGCTGGAGCTGCTGCAAAGACAAGCCAAGGGCTGGGGGGAAAGTGTTTGGCGCTGTGGGTCGCAGCAACCACGGTGTTCAGCGATTTAAGTGCGCTGACTGCGTTGAAAAGTCAAAGGCGGCTGTTTGAGCCTTGCACTCATGACCGAGGCTTGGAAGGCTGACATGCCACCGGGCCGGAAATTCGTCCTGCTTTCGCTGTGTGACAACGCGAACGACCAGGGCGAGTGTTTCCCATCGGTTTCGATGATCGCCAAGCGTTGCAGCATGGGTGAGAGAACCGTTCAAGGACACATCCACGAATTGGAAAAGTCCGGCATTTTGCAGCGCAACGAGCGGGCAGGGCGCAGCACCATTTACCTGCTCAACCCCCGCAGATTCTCTGCCGGTGTCGTTGAGTCGCACTACACGTACTGCATCGAAGACACCGAGTCTGGCGAGTTCTACATCGGCGTTCGGACCTGCCGTGGTGATGCTAACCGTGATGGCTACATGGGTTCCGGCTCATGGTTCAACGAGCGAGTGTCGAACGGACGCGCTCTCAAGAAAACGGTGCTGGGGGTGTTTCAAGACCGTCAAGGCGCAGAGGCTGACGAACGAAATCGGATCGCAAACCTGATCGATTCGCCCCTTTGCATGAACAAAAGAACCCCCGCAGATTCTGCACCCCGCAATAACTGCGCCCCGCAGGAACTGCACCCCACCCCCGCAGATTCTGCGCCCACACCCCCGCAGATTTCGCACCCCACCCCCGCAGTTCTCGCACCCATAACCATCAATGAACCATCAGTAGAACCAAAGAATAAGAAGGCTGCGCCTTCCTTTGAGTTGCCGGAATGGGTCAACCGAGTTCATTGGGATGCATGGCATTCGTGTGCCAAGCGGAAGAAAGCCAGCGACGCGCAAAAGCAGATGGCGGTTGAAAAGCTGACGGCATGGCGGAACAAGGGCGAGGACTTCGCCGGGGCGCTTGAGAACGCGGCAGTCGGCGGCTATCAGGGATTGTTCCTGCCCAACCAGCAGGGCGGCGCGAAGGGCCAGCAGGCCGAAACCACATACCAGCGAACGATGCGCGAACGGATGCAGGAAGCCGCACCCGAGGCCGCACGCAAAGACCCAGCACACGCGGCACACGCTGCCGATTTCTTCAACGCGATTGAGGTGCCGACACGCACCGTGGAGCGAATTCGATGAGCCTTCCTTTGCCGTGGGTGGACAAGATTTTTCTCAAGCTGACGCTCATCTACGGGCGCGATTTCATCGGGCGCTGGGAGGGTTTGGAGATTGCGGACGTGAAGACCGATTGGGGTCACGAACTCGCCGGGTTTGAGAACTGGCCCGAGGCCATCGCTCACGCCTTGGCTACATGCCCACCCGGCAAGCCGCCGACCGTGCTGGAGTTCCGCGACCTTGCCCGCAAGGCTCCACGCGCCAAGGTTCCTGCGCTGCCCGAGCCGAAGGCCGACCCCGAGCGAGTGGCCGCAGAGCTTGCCAAGCTGGCTCCGATCCGAACCGCCGCCATGTCTCCAAAGATTGACCACAAGGCTTGGGCGAAACGATTGATCGAGCGCCATCAGGCGGGCGAAATTCTCAACCCGACCACCTTGCGCTTTGCCCGCGAAGCCCTTGGCCTGGTGAAGCAGAAAGAAGCCGCATGAACAAGTTGGACAAGATCATTTTCGACGCCAAGGTGTCTGAGCGGAAGATTCTCGAAATCCCGATTGAGACGATCACGGCCACGCCGTACAACCCAAAGGACCGCACCAAGGACAGCGCCAAGTTGCGCAAGCTGGTGGAGACGGTCAAAAAGTACGGCGTCATTCAGCCCATCGTCATCACTTCGGACCGTGACCTTGTTGATGGAAACCGCCGTCTAGCCGCCGCGAAGCTGGCTGGCTTCACAACCATCGACTGCATCATCCTGCCGCCGCACGTTGACAAGGATGAAGTTTTTGGCGAACTGAACACCAGCAGCGAAAAGATCGGCGGTAAAGGCTGGGTTGCTGCTTACCGCTACGGCCTGCGCAAGTTGCCCGGTGACGAGCTTGCCAAGTGCCAAGAGCTGCACCGGATGCTTGGCAACTATGGGTTGGACAAGCTGATCGCGCACAACATCGGCACCAACATCCTGCCGTTTTGCAAGCTCATCAAAGCTCAGGGTGTGCCCATGCGCCTTGAGGACATGATTTTGGTGGTGGTGGAGCGCCGGTTGGTCAACAAGCTCAACGCCATCGTGCGCGGTGATTGGCAGCAGCTTGAGAAAGTGCGCCAACTTCGCGCCGTGCTGGAGCCAGCATGACCTACCCCGGCCAATCCATAGGCATTCGCCCACCCGACATTGACGAAACCCCGCTGAGCTGGGCAGAGGTTGAAGTCGCCGTGCAAATGGGCCTTGTCGCTGATCCGCTTGGCATCGTTGATCGATTCCCGGTGCGTCAAGTGATCCGCAAGGCTGGAACGTGGGAGTGCGATGTTCAACCGCGTGGAATGTGGGAGGAACTCCTGAAATGACTATGACTACAGAGTGCATTGACCATGGCCAAAAAGGAAACCCCAAAGGCTATGGCTGGAAGTGGAGTGCTGGGAAGCCTCGCGGCATTCATCGGGTTGTTTTTTGCGAGGCTAACAGCCTTCACATTGATGAAATAGCCGGTCTTGTCGTTCGCCACCAGTGCGACAACCCCCGGTGCATCAATCCCGAGCATTTGTTGTTGGGGACGTTTGCAGACAACCACATGGATATGTCTGTTCGCCGCAGGCATTCAAGAGTAAGGCTGTCTCATGAGGATGTTAAGTACATCCGCGCACATTGCCGCCCAAATCGTTTAGGCGAAAACCAATCCAACAACGATTTTTCTTACAACGCGTTGGGCAGAAAGTTTGGGATTGACCCCTCATCAATCCGAGACGTTTATCTCGGCAAGAGCTTCAAAGCGGGATGAGCATGACCTGCTCAACCTGCTACCACTGGACACCCAAGCCCACCAACACACCCGCAGCCGAGAAAGAAGACGTGCGAATCATGGCCCGCAATCACTTTGCCGTGTGCAGTCTCGGGCCTCGCTGGGTTTACATGCCGCCCACCGGCAAGTGCAACGAATACCGCGCCGCGCCTGCTGATGTTGTGAGCAAGCGGGTGGAATGGCTTTCAAAGGAGAAATCATGAACCTGAAGAACTTTGTGGCGGGCGTGGAAATTCTCTTGCCCTACTACAACAA